AGTTAATGTCAGTAGCTACTGGGTCAATCAGGAAGTTCTGTGGCATGACAGGACGTAGCTTAATACAGGTACGGTCTTGTATGTTCACGCCTACTGCTGTTAGCTCACCGCCCATGACAGGCTGTGTAGCAGGAGTCATCTCTTTTTCTTCTTCTAGGACTACTTCCGCAATACCTGTACCAAATACAGCAGCGTTAATCAAACACTCTGCTACTGCTTTCCTAACCTTATTCTTTTTAAAGTCTTCATCAAGAGCAGATCGTAGCATAGCAATGTCTTGCTTGTCTTGATCTCTGTAATCATCTCTAATGTCAAACCACTTACCACGGCCAAAGGTAGCTTCCTCTAGCTCTGCTACAGAAGACTCAACAGCCTGTTGTAGTGCAGGAGATATAATCTTAGAGCGTTCAGACTGTCGTGTCTGGTCTTCTGCTGCCCACTGACCACGCCATAAACGGTAGTATTCGTCAAACTTCTCAGCGTAGTTAGCTTCGTAATGGTCGCGCCAGTTATCGCACTTGTCCATTACCCAGCCTTCTAGGGACTGCTCTATTGTATAGCTATCTTCATTCTCTAACATAGTTAATACCCTGCGTATTTATCTAAGTATTCGTAGTCATCTTCTTCATAGTCTATAGCGTAGGCAACCTTAGCTAACTGGTCTATGTACGCCAACGCATCTATCAAGTCATCATGGACTAATGGATTAGGGAACTGAAACAGCTCGTCTAGGAACTGAGCATTCCACTTGCCTTTGTTTAGTGATAAGTTACCGTGTTCTATACGGCCCTGTAGCGCCCACACGATCCTGTCTGTCTTCTTCTTATTACCGTGTGTCAACTCTTCAATTCTAAAGAAGCGTTGGTTCTGCTTCATTATGTCATTTAGGTAGGGGAATACAGCGTTCTTCAACGCTCCTTTTTCAATTCCGACTGCGACTGGCTGGTAGTCTCTGACTGCATCAAAGATTCTTCTGGCAGTCTCTTTAACGCCCCAACGGCCATGTATGATATTAGCAACCCACCAGCCGTCCACCCCAGCTTTGACCACCGCAATAGCTGTTTGGTCGAGTCTTTTAGTTTTGGTAGTGACTTTCTGTACGTCTGCAAATCCTGCCAAATCGACAGCAATGTAATAAGCGCCATCAGCAGGCTCTTCCTCACTAAATTGTACATCTTCTTCTTTAAACAGTTCACTGCCATGAGCCTCAAAGGAAGCCATAAACTCCTGACGGAAGCTAAAGGCTGACATACTCTTCTCAGCAGCCTTGATCTCTTCAGGGTCTAGTAGTGGGTTGTCGTAGCTCGTGTAGTGATAACCTGTCCAGTCATCGTCCTTGCCTACACTAGCGTATGTGTATAAGTCGTAGAAGTGGTTACGGCCCATTGGCGTACCAATAAACAACGCATGACCCTTCTGATCCGCAAGAGCAGGTCTAAGGATTTGCTCCCAGACCTCTGGCTTCATGTCAGCGTACTCATCCATAACCAAGAACTTTAAGCTAACACCACGCATAGTCTCAGGTCTGTCAGCACCCTTCAGGGATATGTTACAGCCATTGATTAGCTTTATCTGTAGGTTGTTGACATGTGCTGACGCTATGACCTCATGGCCTAGCTCCAGTAACAACTGCCACATAATGTCCCTAGCCTGACCCTGTGTAGGGGCAACGTAGAACACCTGACCTTTAGTCTCAGATAGGGCGTTGATGATTAAACCCCAAGCAGCGTAACGGGACTTACCTGTACGTCTGCCAGCAGCTACAACCTTAAAGCGTGTTGGGTCTTCCCATACCTCCTGCTGCCACGGCAACAAGGATACGTTTAAGTCAGCCAACTAGTAACACCACATTACAGGAGATTCATTACCGTCAAGGTCGCGGATGTCAACATGCACAAACTCACCAGCAATTCCAATTCCCGTGAAGCCCATCTTAATAGCTTCATTAACGAGTTTATAACGCTGAGTTCCATCATTGACTTTAATATCTGCGGCAATGCCTTGGGCATGGGTTCCTGCTTTCTCCTTACGTGCTTCAATGGGATGGCTTGGGTCTCTATAGCCACTAGTAATAACAAAGGGAAAGCCACACTTCCTACGCAACAAGTCTAAGTTTAGCAATAGTCTGTCACTGATCTCATTCTCACCAGTGTACTGACAGGCAAACTCCTCCCGCGTAAAGTAGTCTAAATCATCATTGATATTAAACATCTGTGTACTCGCCCTCTATTGAATCTTCTCCACCAGAGATAACAGTAGTCTCTCCTCCAACACCTGTAATAGAGATGTTGATGGCGCTTTTGCCTCCAGTGGCTTTATCCTTTTCAAAATAGCTGACAGGTAGTAGTCTGTCCATGCATAGCTTCCATGCTGCTGCTTGGTTCTTGTGGTCATCGTCCAACGCAGCGTTTAGGATGCTGTCTAACACCTTTCTACTCTTAGGTGATGCTAACATCCTAGCTTTGTATTCGTTTATAACAGAAGCGTCACCTTTAGGTCTTCCTACGCCTCTACGGCTACCTTTAGTAACAGCTTTAACATCTGCCTTCTTAGGTCTTCCTATCTTTTTTGTCACTGAGTTGCCTCTAAAGAGATTCTAGTCTATATAGACTGAGTAGCTATGCACTATCGTATGTTTAACGTCTACTACAACCACTATGCATAGTAGTGGAAGAGGTGGAAAACACCCTAAAGCAACGTCAGAGCAATGCTGTTCAATCTATATAGTTATTATAGCATACTTTTTAGCAAAAGTCAAGCTATTTTATAGGCTATTTATTGTTAATGTTAGGCATAGGCTGTTGTGTTACACTCCCCTGTTCCTTTCTAGGCGGATTCTCAGACGTAACAGAGTCTCCGCAGTCGCTCGCTATAGCCCTTTGTTATCAATGACTTAGCCTTTATAGCTATATGTTATAACTATGCTGCTTTTTAGTCTAATTTAGCCCTATTTTGTATCTGAGCGGGTACTGCCACAGTCTTAACCACCTCCAGCCCCTCCCCCGGCCCTCTAGCATACCCGCCTTAGTCTGTCAAGTCTAGCTGTGACCAATAGAGGCTATATAGTCACCATAGATTCTGTACAGGCAAGAGAGAGTATGCTAGTTGGTACTATCTAGCACTACCTAGCACTGTGTCACCACCCCGTCAATACTTTGTAGGTTTATTGCTGTGACTCAATAGCCTGGTATGGTCACGTTAATGTTTGACTCCCGAGTGCCTGTCATGTTTGGCAGTATTGCTTTGCACTATGCAATCACCATGCCACAATGCCATAGCTTACATTGATATACCCCAGGCTTTACATAGATGCTATGTATATATTCCTAGAAGGCTCAGAATCGCCGTCTAAGCGCTTTACCTGTTAGCCTATGCCACAGCATTGCTATAGGTGCTAATCACCGGCATTTGCTACAGCCCAGCAATGGCGCGGCCTACAGCCTAACTCTATATACCTATATATAGTAAGTAGACAGTCATAAGTTTGGCGAATGCTTTGTTGTTTCATTATATAAAATTAATATGGAAATAATTTGAACTAACCAGCAGCAGTGTTGACTAAGTACTACAACAATGAAGCGCACAGCGCAGAGGACTACATAATGAGCATATTTAACAGTAAGTACCAAGCTATCAGGATATGGGGTCAACATGTAGGATCGTTCGACTACTTTATAGAGAACGAGCAGGCTAAGGCAGAGGCAGAGGACGCGCCTTTAGATGCCTTATATAAGGAAGGGAACACTTGGGTAACCATTGTTCACTTGAGAAATAAGAACAATCAAAGTGCAGTTATTAGCAAGTTACTTGATTATTACACCCACTTTGAGACTCCTGAGAAAATAGAGGCATGGGAGAAAGCCAAGCCTCAAGTAATTGTTATAAAATAAATTGAACTTCTGAGCAGGGACGCTATCTAACTAATACAACCAAACAAAGCAGGATTATATATCATGACTAACAGAATAAACTTCAAAGACCGTAACACTCTATCAACGCTGCGCGAAGCTGTAGGCCATGCAGAGATCAGGATTAGCCAGAAGCGCAGAGAATTGGTAAATCCAACAGAATTAGAAATAGAGCGCTTTCGGTCTAAGGAAGCAGAGTACAGCCTACTAGCTGCCCAGCTATACCTAGAATGGCGCTTGAGTCTTAACAAAGAATACGCAGCTATAGGTGATGCGATAGAAAACAAAAAAGATAAGCTACAGGCCGATATCGCCAGACTAGAAGTAGAGAGAGCGCAGCAGCATTTAGACGCGGCAGAATCTAGCTACAGACTAATACTTTCCCATCAATAGTTGAGTTATCCTAGGCATTCGCATAGAGTGCCTAGCATTAAACCAATTAACACAGACCAAAAGAGGATTTACTATGAAATATATAAAAACATTAAATATATGGGCTGAAGGCGTACAAGAAGCTATAACCAGCGGCGCTATTAAACTTCAGCGCGGGCAATGGTTACGCTGTGGCGTTAACAACAGGCCTTGTAGGTTTGTGGAAGTAACGAGAGGTGGAACATTGCATGTTGTGCATTGGCAGGGTACATCTAGCAGGACCGCGCATTGCTTTAAAGTCTCTGTTGAATCTAAAAAAACAAAAGGATAAACAAATGAGACAGTTCACCGCATATATAGCAGCACCAGTACTGACAGTTACAGGC